AATCTGATGCAATCTACAAATTACGATATTGATGCAGTTTATAAATTGATGGGCGACGGCATTGTCGGCCAATTGCAAATGAGCATTCGGGACGGCAATTGGAAACCAAACTCGCCAGTTACTAATTTGCTGAAACAGCGTTTTCCTATGCGCGAAAATATGACGCAAGCCGATGTTGACCAAGCAAAAGCTGATGTTGCGGCAGGTGCTACTGCTCCGGCAGGAAAGCCGCTTAATTGGACGGCGCACATGCAGAATAGTGCTGGATGGGATGTAAAGCATGAATCTACATAGCATTGCATCTGGCGCTATAGGATCGGTCAATCCGTTTATCCCGATGACTATCACACGCAGCACCGGCTATACAACAGCAGATGACGGCACACGCACGCCAACGACGACGACTATCGAAACCACTGGCCAATGGCAAAACCTGAACGCCAAAGAACTGGAACACCTGAACGCGATGAACATTCAGGGTGATTTAGGCGCGATTTATGTCAACGGCAGTTATGACGGCGTGGTAAGAGCAGACGGTACAGGCGGCGACCTGTTTACGTTCAACGGCAAAAATTGGCTGGTTGTGCAAGTCATGGAACAATGGCCGGATTGGCGTAAAGTTGTCGTTTGTTTGCAGAGGTAGCCATGAGTTTTGCCGCCAGCATTACCGATAGCGACGTGTTTGCAGCATTGCGAACCTTTTTGCTGACTATTACCAGCAATGCACTGGCGGTTATTCAGGGCTTTGACAACCGCGTGCCAATGCCGACCGGCGGCTTTATTTTGATGCAGGGCGTTACCCGTGAGCGCCTGGCAACCAACATTGATAGTTATACGCTCGATTTAGGCGGCAACAACGACAGCAAATTGATGACGCAGAAAATCAACTACGGCATACAGGTAGACATCTACAGCGACACGGCAGCCGATTATGCAACAGTCATCAGCACATCGTTTCGTGACATGTACGCCTATGATTTTTTCCCGGCGAACATCAAACCGTTGTACTGCGACGATCCAAAACAACTGCAATTTACCAACGGTGAGATGCAGTACGAAAAACGGTACATGATAATGATGTACCTGCAATATGACCCAACAGTCACAACACCCGCTCAACTGGCTACTGAATTGAGCGTCCCGACAATGTATCCGGTATTTTAGAGGTTTATATGGGTTCGATACCTGCAAGCAAAATTGTCCAGATTAACCCCGATGTTGTCGGGACTGGCGGCAATCCCCTGTCATTAAATGGCGTCATTATCAGTCAAAACGCTGCCGTTCCGGTTGGCACTGTGCTGTCGTTTAGCTCGGCTGACTCGGTGGCTGATTATTTCGGCGCATCGTCCACTCAGGCGGGAATGGCTGGCATTTATTTCAAAGGCTTTGACGGCGCGACCAAACTGCCAAGCGCTTTGTATTTTTCTGCTTTCGCTGAGTCTGATACTGATGCCTTTATCTTCGGCGGCTCGATGGCGTCAATCAGCCTGGATACACTCAAAACGTATTCCGGCACGCTGACCATTGTTGTTGCTGGTGTATCAAAAACATCGTCGTCTATTGATTTGAGCGCCGCCACCAGCTACACCAACGCCGCGACAATCATCACCGCCGCGTTTACCACGCCTGATTTTGCCGTGGTCTATGACTCGCAGCGTACTCGTTTTGTCGTGCAATCCACCAGCTCCGGCGCAACCGAGACTATCGTATTCGCCACCGGCACAATTGCCGCCAGTCTCAAGCTGACACAAGCAACTGGCGCTATCCTGGCTCAAGGCACGGACGCGGAAACCGAAGCCGATGCGATGGATCGTCTGAAGGCCGTCACCCAGAATTGGGCATCGTTTACCACTGACTATGAGCCGGACAGTGAGAGCAAATTGGCGTTTGCAGCATGGGCAAATGACACCAACCAGCGTTATGAATACCTGTGCTATGACTCTGACGCAAATACTGTTGTTGCCAATGCAACGACAACTGTCGGCGCACAAGCTAAGGCGCTGGCGTATGACGGCAGTTGCTTTATCAGCGGTCAACCGTCTGTCGCCGCAGCCAACAGCACAACCGTCGCAGCAATGGCGCGTGATGTCGTGTGCTTTGTCATGGGCGCGATTGCATCGGTTGATTTTGCCGCCGAAAATGGCCGCATCACCTTTGCCTTTAAGCACCAGGCCGGTCTTGCCGCCAATGTGGATGATGAGCAAATCGCCGATAACCTGATTGGCAATGGCTATAATTTTTATGGCGCTTACGGCACTGCAAATGATCAGTTTGTGTTTTTCAACAATGGCAATGTTCCTGGTCGTTGGGTTTGGCTTGATGAATACATCAATCAGATTTTTTTGAATAGTCAATTCCAGTTGGCGTTCATGACCTTGCTGACCAGTGTTAACAGCATTCCGTACAACCAAGACGGCTATACCCAAATCCGCGAGGCCGCCGCCGATCCAATCAATCAGGGTCTGTTGTCCGGTATTATCCGCCGTGGCGTGCCATTGTCTGCTGCCCAAGCATCTCAGGTCAATGCTCAGGCTGGAACGCGAATCAGTGACACATTGTCGTCAGCCGGGTGTTACCTGCAAATTACTGCACCAAGCGCACAGGATCGCGGCCTCCGAAAATCGCCGGGCATGAAATTCTGGTACACCAGCGGCGGCGCAGTCCAACAAATCGTAATGTCGTCTATTGACGTGCTGTAAGGGGATAAAATATGTCTATCACTAGCGCAAATAGTGTTTTCATGCTCGCCGTGCCGGATTTATTCCCCGTCCCGGTCAAATTGCAGGGTTACAGCGCCGACGATGCGTTCATGGCAGACGCGGTTGTTGTTGCCGAGACGTTGATGGGTGTTGACGGCAAACTATCGGCAGGCTATGTGCCGAATCCGACTGTTATTACCGTTACATTGCAGGCTGATAGCCCGTCAATCGCCTTGTTTGAGGCCGTGGTGCAGGCAATGCAGGCAGCGCGTGATACCTACGCACTGTCGGCGACGATTGCCATTCCCGGCGTCAGTCGCGCCTATGCGTGCGTCAAGGGCTTTTTGACCGAGTACAAGCCCATGCCGGACGCCAAAAAACTGCTTCAACCCGTGACCTATAAAATCACGTTTGAGTCAGTCACCGCATCGGCGATATAATAAAGGGGCGGCTTAGGCCGCCTTACTTTTATGGGGGATATATGGCACGTCAGATTGTTACCTATACCGTCCCTGACGGGAAAAGCCGGGATGCTGGCAAGACGTTTGTGATTAAAGAGATGTCAGCATTTGATGTTGAATCATGGGCTATGAGGGCAATGCTGGTCATCATGGCAAATAACGTACTGTTGCCGCCGGATTTATCCGCCCGCGTGCAATCGGGCGAAGCTGGCCTTGCCGACCTTGCAACGCTTGGCCTCAAATCGCTGTCCGGTCTACGTTATGTTGATGCCAAGCCATTGCTCGACGATATGATGTCGTGCGTACAGATTGCGCCGGACAAACGCAACCCGTCTGTTTTACGCGACATTGTTGATGGCGACATTGAAGAAATTATGACGATTGTCGAGTTGCGAAAACAAATCTGGCGATTACACACAAATTTTTTGTCAGCCGCCGATGCCCAAACTACGGCTACATAGAGCCGTCAACCGTCAAACAGATCGGTTATGCAAGCGTGCCACGCATAATCGGTTTGCTGGTATCCCGGCGGCTTGCCACTCTAATTGACTTGCAAACGGTTTACGGCGCACAGGACGCCTATAACCTGCTCGAAATAATGACGGTCGATTCGTACAATGATTATTTGGCGAGAAAAAAATGAGTACTACCGTAATCGACGCCCTGATTATCACGCTAGGCATAGACGCCAAAGGATTCAAGCAAGGCCAAGCTGATGCTAATCGCTCACTGGACGACACTCGCCGCCGCACAAAAACTCTGACCGACGACGAAAAGAAGCGCAACACCCAACAAAACCAGCAACACCAAAACCAGAAAAAACAGGCCCGCGAAACTGCCGACAATTACAAGTCAATGGCGCGTGAGGCTGCTCAGTTTTTTGGACTGATTGCCGGGGCGTCTGCCGTCAAAAACTGGATAGTTGACCTGACCCAAAGCAATGCTAGTCTGTCGCGCCTGTCTGATAACCTGCAAACCAGCACCGAAACTCTCAGCGGATGGTCTGGCGCTGTTGAGCAGGCCGGCGGCAGCAGCAAAGACGCCGAAAACACCATGCGTATGCTGTCTATGTCCATGACCGAAATGATGGTCAATGGCAATACGGCTATCCTGCCATTTATGCAGCAGATGGGCGTCTCGATGGTCACGGCTGGCAACAAGGCCAAGCCGCTGGAGCAGATTCTTTTAGACCTTGCCGGGGCAATGGAAGGCAAAGACCGCAATACCGCATTCAACCTCGGTAAAATGATGGGTATCGACGAAGGCACGTTGAACCTGTTGCTGAAAGGCCGTAAAGCCGTCGAGGAGATGCTGGTCAAGCAAAAAGACATCGGCCTTGTCACCCAACAAAAT